CATCCTCAACGCTAATCACCTGAGCCGCGCTGTCGTACTGGACGCGGCGGGCCATTAGGGTTTGGGCTCATCGTCACCAGCGCCCGATTGATCGGTGCCGCCAGCATCCTGACCCTCGCCACCGCTCTGATCCTGGCCTTCATCGCCACCAGCGGCAGGGGCATTAACACCAGCTGGCTTCCCACCAGCCTTACCAGTTGCTGGCTTCGAGGCGGCTGGCTTGGCCAGGGCCTTGCCGCCTTTCGACAGTTCGGCCACACCACCATCCACCAGGGCTTGAGCCTGATCTGCATCAAAGCCGGCCGGCTCGCCCTTGGAGTAGCCGCGCCAGGACTGTTTAAATTTGACCACTACACGTTCATTGCTCATGTCATCACCTTGTGTGACTGAAAGTCAGAAAGCGCCCCGCCCTGAGGCGGAGCAGCGGGTTACATGCCGGCGCCCCACTTGACGGCGGTGCCGACGGCGATGCACTCGACGTGGCGGGGGCCAAAGTCGTGCTTGGCGATGACGCGAACCAGGGTCTGGTCGCGCTGGAAGGCGCTGACCATGTTGCCGCCGGCATCCTTGTAAGCGGCCTCTTTGCTGAAATCGATGACCAGATCCATGTCCTCGCCGATCATCATGTCGGCGAAGTTGACGAAGTAGATCTCCGATTCATCGCCATCAACGCCCAGGTTGACCGGGATCTGATTGCTCAGGCCCACGCCGTAGCCCTTGAGCATGGTCTGATCGATCTCGGGGTAAGCCTTGTTGCCGTTGCCATCACGCAGCGACTGCAGCCAACGCAGGGTGCGCGGGTGCATCAGCCAGCCGCAGGAGGTCATCTGCACGTTGGCCGTCTCGATGCGCAGCATCAAGCCACCAAGGAACAGGTCGATCTGCGCCAGGTTCGGCGTAGCTGGAGCCGGCAGTACGTGCTGGGCAATGGCCCAATGACGCAGGCCTTTTGGCAATACGCCCGAACCGTCCGAGCGGATAAAGTGCAGATCCTCCGAGAGCCCCATGCTGACGGTCAGGTCATTGGCCACAAGGCCATCCACGCGTGGGTTGACACCCGACATGCGCAGCAGGTCGTTGGACACAGGCACCAAGGCCGCCGCCTTCTTGGCCGACAACTTGGTGTCGGCGAACGTCATGCCAGTTAGCGGAATGTCCTCCTCGGTGCCGATGTAGGTCACCACTGTGTTGCCGGTGATACGCGGCATGGTCAGGTTGCCATTGTTCAGCGGCAGGCTGGTCACACCCATACGGCGCAGCACAGAGGTTGGCCGCAGCCCCTCGATCACATCTGCCGCAAAGTTTGTCGGCACCAGCACACCGCCCGCGCCTGGCGTTACAGTCGACAGGGCCATGAATACGTCGGCACCGTAGTTGCCATCTTTGGCCATCTGCGCGGCGGCCTGCTGATTACCCTGAGCCGCTGCCAGCAAACGAACCATCTGAGCCATCTTGGCCCCTGGCTTCTGTTTCTCGGCATAGGGGCCTTCAATACGGCCAGCAGGCGGGCTCTGGGCGCCCTGCGCGCCTTCGTCGACAGGCACCGCCGACAGTGCGGCCGACTTCTCGGCCTGTTCCGCGCGGGTGATCTTCGCGCTCAGATCGGCAATCTGAGACTCCAGGGTGGTGAACTCCTGCAGCTGCTCACTGCTGAGACTGCCACCGGTCGATTCGATTTTTGCCAACGCCTGCAGCTTGGTGTTCAGCTCGGCGCGTTCGCTACGCATTTGAAGTACAAGGGACATACTGCCTCCTAGGCATAAAAAAACCCGCACTAGGCGGGCTGGTTGACTGCCGCGAACGCGGTCAGAGTCGGGATTGAACGGCTGCAGCTCGGGCGCGTACGGAAATGCCACCTACGCCCCGTGCCGCACGGCCCTGGGCGACCAGTTGCGAGAGGTGGTCTACAGCGTCTTGCGGGCTTTGCAGGCGGTCAGCCAGGCCCGCAGCGATCCCCGTTTGGCCGGTGAACAAACCAGCCTGCGTGGCGATTACCTTCTCGACTGAGAGCCCGCGATAATCCGCTACGGCACCGACGAACATCTGATAGCTCTCCTGCACGATGTCCTGCAGCACCTTCATGGATTGATCGGTCAGCGGCTCATGCGGGCTGAGGTCGTTTTTATGGTCACCGGCAAATACGGTGGTGACCTTAACCCCGGCGTTCTCCAGCATCTTAGAGCGGTCCAGGTGTTTGGCGATCACGCCGATAGAGCCGAGGCCTCCGGTCTGACTCACCACCACCTCACTACAGGCCGCCGCGATCAGGTAGCCACCGCTGTAAGCCGAGAAGTTCACCAGACCGGTGATAGGCTTCTGCAGCGCCATCGCGCGAATATCGGCCGCCAGCTCAAACGCACCCACAGCCGAACCACCAGGGCTGTCGATATCCAACACGATGCGCTCGACCATCGGGTCCGCAACAGCCGTGCGCAGCTGGCGGCGCAGATCCTCGTAACTGGTCATAACCTCGCACGCATCAAGGTGCGCACCACGGCTAACCAGAATGCCGCTGACCGGGATTACCTCAACACCAGTGCGGCCGATTGCCATACGGCGGTTTTGCTCAACTTGCTCCAAGCGCGCGCCGTAATCATCGTCGTCATGCCAGAGCTTGGCGCCGGCCCCCTCATGGACATGGCTCCCGATGTTGACGATGTTCAGGTGCATGACCTGGTTGGCCCACCCCACGCCGAGGTCGAGCATTTCAGGGGTGATCAGCAGCGGCTGATTGAACAGCAGGCTGGCCGCTCTCAAGTGGCGTTTCATTGGCTCAAGATCCTCGTGATCTCGGCGTGCTGCAGCTCAAGCTGCGCGCGCACGTTGGGGTTGGTCAGGTCGGCCCCCTTGCCTACATCCACCATATTGAGCGGCTGCAGGTACAGGTCACCACCCGTCACGGGCGGCATGTTCTCCAGGCGGCGGATATCGTTAACCGATAGCCAGCCCCACTGCCGCCCGATGGCATAGGCCTCATAGCGGCTCTTTTGGTCGCCACGCATCAGCCCGGACAGGTTGAACTCGATGAAGTAACGGCGGCGATCCTTGGGCAGCAGGAAGTCGCGCATCATTGCTTGCTCGTGGCGCTTGGCCCAAGGCAGCAAGGCGAACACCACGAACTGAATCAGCAGCTGCTCGATGGTGTTGTAGTTGGCCTTTTCGAGATCGTTCACCATCGGCAGTGGGATCTTGTAGATCCGCGCGATGTTGGTGCCGGTCAGCTTCAGCACGTTCACCACGTCGGCATCGACGTTGGTCATCGAGATGGGCTTGAAGGTCATGCCCTCCTGCAGCAGCGCGACCTTCTTGGCGTTGTCGATGCCGCTGTACTTCTGCCCCCACTGCTCGATGATACCGTCGATGCTCTTTTGATCCTTGATCGCCGGAGACTCGCGAGGCCGCTCGATGACACCGGATACCGTGGCGCCATTGGCAAACGACTTGCCGGTGTAGCGGGTGATGGCCTGGGCCATGCCCACCGTCTCGGCGTGCAACTCGATGGGCGACAACCCCACGTAGTGATTCGTAGCCGTCCAGCGCACGTGGTGAACCATGCGCATGGGCACAGGGTCAGCGGTGCCCACGCGGTAATACGGCAGCATGTCAGCGCCCTTGAGCACCTGCACCTTGTCATTGTTCAAAGGCCAAAGCGCGACGACGTTGCCATCATCTCGACGGTCGATCCAGGTGTAGCTATTGCCACGCAATCCGCAGGCCATCTGCTCGCACTCGATTAGTTCGAATGGAGTCTGGAAGCCGTTCGGTTGGTAGCGCAGCACATCGTAGAGCGGGTGGCTGATGGCAGCATCGCGCTGCCCATTGTCCTTGCGCTCGAATACATCCAGCGGCAACTGAGCGAGGCTCTCAGCCAACAACGTGGTGCAGTTGTGCAGAATGGGCACACCTAATGCCGTATTGGGTGTGACTGGCCCCCCAGCGCTATTACCACCACCAGAGCCCAGCATGCCGCGCCAGAAGTCGCCGAAGCTCTCCAGCGTGCCCTGCTGGCCGGTGCCGCGCAGGCTCGAAAAGAACATGCTCAGCCCCCCTTAATTTTCATGGCGGCAACAGCACGGTCAGCAATGAATGACCAAGCGAGCAAGCCGAGACCAGCGACGATGAACGCCGCAGGCACGTTGATTTGAGCCACACCTGCGACCAGCAAGCCGAAGCCAACCAGCCCGGCGAGCCAGGAAAGGATCTGTACCAGGTTGCTCATATGCCCACGCCCTTGTCGTAGATGGATGTTCCGCCACCAGGCGGCGCCGAGCCGCTGACGCCGGTTGCGATGACCGAGGCGACAATGCCGTCGATACGGCCGTTCGATTTCGCCTTGTCGACCTTGCGGTTGTTCGCCGGGTCTGACGTGGTCACCGCGTTGGCGGCGCACATGGTCAACACTGGGTTGCCGTCGTGCCGCAAGGTTTCCACCACCTCGAAGTCGCTCAGGTCGATGGGGTTTCCGTCCTCATCCTGCACTTGGGGCGGCATGCCCAGCAGCCGCCGCTCGAACTCATCCACGGCCGGCGACATGCTCTGGTAACCCTGGCCGAACGGCTCCATCTCCGGCAGCTCAATGTCATGCTCGATCATCAGCTGCTTTAGATCCTCGATCCGCCAGCGGTCATAGCCGATCTTGCGTACGTCGAAGTACGCGCAGATCGTCTGCATGCGCCGCAGCACGTGCAGCTTGCTGATGGCCCGGCCTGGTGTTGTCTCCAGATGCCCCTCGGCGATCCACACACGGTATGGCACGCGGTCGCGGTTCTCCCGACCCTCAAGATCGTGATCAGGTATCCAGAAGTACGGCAGCAGCCTCCAGTGCGGGTCGGCCTCTGTCGGGTAGAACTCCAGCACGAACGATGTCAGGTCAGTGGTGCTAGCCAAGTCGAGGCCAGCAACGCATGGCCGATTGCGTAGCATCCGCATGGGCACGCGCTCGGCAGCACTCAGCCAAACGTCGCTGCCGATCCAGGGGTTTTCCGCTGCCGTCCACTGACAGAAGTTGAGACGCCGTACCACGGCCTCTTTCGCTGGCAGGCCACGCACTGCTACCACCTGCTCACGCAGGTAGCGCCGGCCAGGAATACCGTCGGTGCGCCCCTCGGGAATGAAGTCCAGCGACGGGTTCACCTTGGGCCAGCAGGCCTCATCCGTGAGCGGGTCATCGCCCTCATCCAGCGAGCAGATGAACGCGAAGAAGGTGTCGTCAATCACATCACCACATATAGGCCAATGCCTGCGATCAGCGGCGACTTGCCAGACCCCTTGCCCGTTTCGATGTAGGCCAGGCGATATCGGCGCACACCGTCTGCGACGTACCAGCCGAACAGGCTACCAACGACAAAGGCTTGCCAGGGCGCGAGCAGGAAAGGTGAGCCCTCATAGTCGCCACCGTTGAGGCACAACACATCCTCGAAAAAGCCGATGGCGCGGTCTGCTGCGGCCTGATCCCAGACCAGGCCACGAACCGAACCAAGCTCTAGGTCGTTAAGGTGACGCTTGCAGGCGTTGCGAACATCTGGGCCTGCCACGATATCGCCGGCCAGCGCCGACCTGGCGAACGCCAGGACGCGACAGTCAGCTGAAGTATTTGTCAGCAGCGTCTCTTGGTACATTGGGGAACAACTCGCCTTGAGGCACCAACGCCTTCATGGCGCGGCGCGCAACCGGGGAAAAGCCGAACAGCGCGCCAGCCTGATTCGCGCGGCGCTCGGCATCTGCTGCCAGTTGGCGGAAAACGCTGATCTGCTGGGCGCCAGTCTTGAACGTCTGCAGGTCGCCGCTGTACTCCTGAGCCTCGTTTAGCTCAGTGATCTTGCGACGGAAGCGCACCCAGTCGGCCACTGCCTCGCAGTAGGTGGCCAGAGCCATCATGTCCAGCTGGCTGATCCAACCCAGCGCCAGCAGTGCCTCGGTCACACGATCCCACTCCACGGCCGCATCGGGGCTCAGGAAGTCGGGTTTAGGCGGGGCCTGTACGGGTAC